GAACAATTTCAATCAGCGCAAACTTTATGAGGTTTAATGCTGTAATTATAATCTGGCTTTGGGCTGCACCAGTTTTTGCGGATGTTATGGCTCGGGATCATGAGTCTCAATACCATGGGATATATGAACCACGGTTAAGGCAAATGAACATCCCACCGGAACCTCGCCGGTATTCAGACCAGCAAGACCAAGATCCATCTGAGCAAATACTGGGCGTTTTAATTGACCAGGGGATTGCTGGAGTGGGTTTGATTTTCCTCTCATGGTTCATATGGAAAACCAATGGGCAGGCACGGCAGGATCGACGTGAGCTCGAAGGGCGTCTGATTGCGTTGATCGAAAAAACAAATACATCTTTGACCGAGCAAAAGTCTGAACTGGAAAATATTGGACGCGAACTGGAGCGGCTGCGATGAACCCGAAGCTTGCCGTCCGCGCAGCTCTGACCCTGGTTTTAATGGGAATATTTTTAACGAACCTGGTGCTTATCTTTACCGTTCAAATACCTGAATCTATGCAGACGATCTCAAGCGTTATAGTGGGCGCATCGGCGACCCAGCTTTCCCAAACGGTTGGCTATTGGTTCGATTCGACCGAAGCCAACGATTCCTCAAATGGAAAAACCTAATGCCTAAATTCATATCTACCATCATCCAGAAACTATCCTCCGAACGCTTTGTCATTAACCTTACCCTGCTCCTCCTTAGTCACCTGGTTCAAAGGACGACTAACCGATTGGACGACCAAGCTCTGGTCTTGGTCAGGAAAGCTCTCCAGGACGAATGAAATTTCTCGCCGGGAGTTTCTGGCAGAATCAACAACCATGGTTTTTGGATTTTATATGGCAAACAAATATCTGACAAAAAACTTTACCGTCAACGAACTTAAATGCCGCGGGACCGGAATCTGCGATATGTCTCAAAGTTTCATGGAGCGGCTGCAGCTGATTCGGGATGACTTCGGAAGGCCTTTATTTACGACCTCGGGTTTCCGGGCTCCTGAATATAATGAGACGGTTTCCTCAACCGGAAGAACAGGACCGCATACCACCGGCCACGCGGTCGACATTCAAATCTTTGGAGCTGAAGCTTTGGAGCTTATTAAGATAGCCCAGGCGCATGGGATTACCGGGATCGGTTTCAAGCTGCATGGGCCGAAAAATAAACGCTTCATCCACCTGGATGATTTAACCGGGCCAGCTCGGCCAAATTCATGGAGCTATTTATGACAGGATTGGAAGCAATGATTTTAAAAGAGCTAGTCACCTGGGGAGCCAAAATGGTTTTTGATTCGGTTCAGGATGATGGGAATTCACTGACCGCGGACCAGGCGAAACAGCATTCCAAGAATGCACTTTCAAACTTGACTGAGGAAGCTCAGAAAGCAATTATTGAAAACTTACCCAGGCATCTGAAACTATGATGCCGCCAGACGAAAGGAACACAATGCCAGGATATCATGGAAAGAAAAGCAGCGGAGGAATGAAGAAGCGACCTATGCGGAAAGCGCGGAAAAAGTAGTTTGCGGACCAACTGCGGACCAAAACCGGGGTTGCATTGCACAACCCCAGTGTTTCCAACGGTTAACAGGTAACGACGGTCAGGTTCAAGTCCTGCCTGGCCCACCACTCACTTCAATAAAATCAGTACTTTACAAGGTTTTTGTCTGCGGACCAACGCGGACCAACCGCATTATACGGACCTTTTGCGGACCATTTTGCGGACCAGTTCATGCCGTTTCAGGCTTTAAAGTAACCTTATCAAGAATAGCTCGAAACTTAACGAGTTGCTCTTCACAAGATTGGATTCTTTTTTGATAAACGACTTCTCCTGGGACAACTGAATGCGCGGATAATAGTGCCATGTTAGCTATTATTGCCTGCGCTTGTTGGTCTGGGAATTGATATGAAACACGCCAGGTGATAGTGAGATCTTTCTTGGATTTTTTTAATAATTTCATATCGACGTCATGCTCTTTTGAAATTCGGATGATATCATCCATAAGATCAGCATGGGATTTAAAAGATAATTTGGAAGGACACTTGATTTGGATTTCATCTATGTTTTCCATATTCCTCCTGAAGCAAGGTCCCCGCGAAGTCGCATGATAAATTTCTTTATGTTATGACCACACAAATTCTGAATACCGCACCTTCCAAAACTGGTCGGGATACACGTCCACCAAGTGGTTATATCATCGCAATTAAGATTTTTAACGTGGGTTAATTGCAAAGGTCCACGATAATACAATAGAGTCATAATATTCTCCTAATAGTTTTTGCGCCCAGTATTCTTAGGCTCTTTCTGATTCATTATTTTTTTATTCCAGCAGCATCCTTCAAGAGCTGAATTATTTCAGTCAATGAATCGCGATGCGCCTCAACCAGAGACAAAGTTCGTTTTGTCTCTGCAAGGTCGGATTTTAATTTCGCAACTTCAACCACGGCACCAGGATCCTCCCCGGTGATAAGCCAATGCGGCGAGACCTTAAATTGAACCCAGAGATTGTTTAAAAGATCCTGGTCAACAACTTGACGCCCGGATTCCAGACGACTAATTGCTTGCCGGTTCACTCCTAAAGTGACTCCGAATTCTTCCTGCTTCATGCTTTTGTCATTCCGGATCTTCTTGATCCGCTTTCCTATTTCCATTTTTAAATCCACGTCCTTTCAATACATATGTTCACAAATAAAGTCAAATGATTAGTATGTGACTTTTGTAAGTTAGATCTAAGTTGCAAAAATTATTGGTGTACATGGTGTACACTGAAATTTATACAAAACTTAGGACCAATCAACCTTTGCGCTTAGAATCGAGCCATGCTGTTAATTTTTTCAGATCTCCTTCCGTCATTACTAGGTCACTGAAATAATGCATTACGGAGAAATCTGGCTCGCCGTGGGCATATGTTGGAAAGCAAATCCACTCATTATCTGCGCGTGAAAAATAGTAGGTATGCCCATCTTCTTCTCGATAGAAAAAATCAGAATTATGTTTGTTAAAAATATCTGGATTCATATCAACCTCGGAAAGTTAAGTTAAGAATCGGAAAGTTAAGTTAAGAATCGGAAAGTTAAGTTAAGAATCGGAAAGTTAAAGGGGGCCGAAGCCCCCGGGGGATCAGCTCGCCTGACTGATGGCGGCCTTTAAAGCACCCGAGACGACACTGGAACCTCGGCGGCCCAGCTTCGGGTCATAGTGAGCGTATCGTTGAACGCTTTGGCTGCATTTCCAGCCCTGGCGATGCTGGATTTCGTAGAGGGAAACCTCACCAGATTGAATCTGCCAGCTGGCGCAAGTATGACGCAAGGTATGAAAACAGATCTTTTTCAGTTCCGGAAGATCAGTTCCACGAAGGCCAGCGCATTTGACAACTCGGTTCCATGATTTTTCAATCTTCGCAGGGAAGATACGGTTCTCAATGATGCCGGTTGCCAGCTGTTTTTCTGCTGCTGCTGCACGACGTTTTCGAAGAATCTCGAGGGCTATGTCGCAGCCTTCAAGATCGAAGCTTCTGGAGTCTTCATTATTCTTCAGACCCTTTGTAATTACGCGCCTGCCGCCGAGCTCATTTGTATGATAAATAGCTTTACCATTTTTGTGGTCAAACTCACCGGTCGGCACATTTGATCGAAGTGCCTTCTCAATCTTTAAAGTATTTTGATCTGAATCAAAATTATCCCAGGTTAATCCGTATGCTTCGGAAGCTCGGATCCCAACCTCTAAGCAGAAAAAGAAAATATCACTCAGGTCTGGACTTTGTGATTCAGAAACGCACTCAAGCAAGATCTTCAGCTGATCTGAATTCTGGATCAGAATCGCTTCACGTTTATTTGCATTCTTACCCTTGAGGTCAGGCCAGCGGATCTGGCGAACTGGGTTTGCACCTTTTACAAATCCAACTTCTGGAAGTGCTCCAAACTCGAATGCCTTACTTAAAGCCGAAAGATAATTTCTGACAGTGGAGTGAGAAAGTTTTCCGGAATCGGATCGGGAGTAACGCGGATCGGCGTCAGTCTCGAGAAGCTTATCGCGAAGGTTAGCGACGTGAGCAGCAGTGATCTTATTGATCTCGACCTGACCAAGATGCTTGGACCAGAATGGGAAGTAACTATTCTCGACAACTGAAGTACACGCGAGGCCTTCCTTGACGTAGTGACCAACCAGGGTTTTTCTGAGGAGGGTATCAAGCTTGTGATCCTCAGCTGCTGCGCGTTGTTTTGGAACTGGAGCAAATAATTTAGTTTTTGCTTCTTCAATCTTCTGATGAAGCCAGAGCTGCTTACTTTCCTGCTGCTCAAGATCGGCAACGGTTCCAAGTTTTACGCGACGACCGTCTCTTTGGGAGCCAATCACGGCGATGATATTGACCTCGTCAGCCTGCAAATTCTGAATATCCTTCGATGAGAATTTGCTCTTTTTAACTGGGACCAGGTTCCACTCGTCACCTTTAAGATTCCCACCTTTTTTTACCCAGTTTTTGATGAATTGAGATTTGGTTTTCATTTTTTTCCCTTGATTTTGGGTTCGTCTAAGTGTTATCAAGTGACCATTAAGTGGTCATGATTACCATTTACAGGTCATTATATTCGTATATGTATGTAAATGTCAACACTTAGATACAAAAAAAGTTAAAAAAAATGGACCAGGACGAAAAAAAAATTGAGGAACGGAAAATCCGAGCTCTGGAAGAAAACACCAGGGAGATGCTCGACCTCAAATTAACCCTGGCTCATTTCTCAAAACTGATCGGCCCGGAGCTGGAAAAAACAGATGCCATCAAGGCGGTCCAGAAACGCCGCGATGACTTCGGGAAGAAATATGGGAGTTGTTTTGAAGGGCTTGATTGAAACTGAAGCCGGGATCCAGAAGGCGATCCTTCAATACGGTGCCGCCACCAAAGGCATCGAGATGTTTCGAATGAACGTCATGGGGATTCCAATCCATGGACAGCCGGGAAAGTTTCGACCGGCGGCGGAGAAAGGCATTGCTGACATATATGTGCAGCTGATGGTCTGGGGAATCCCGGTTTCATGTTGGCTGGAAGTCAAAGCCAAAAAAGGAAGGCAGCAGGCTTCGCAGAAGGAATTCGAGCAACGCGTTGAAAACTATTATGTCGTCCGCTCGGTTGATGATGCAGCTGCTGCGATTCACGACGTGAGGGAAAAAACAACTGAGAGGATAAATGAGCTGGATGAGATGCAACGACTGCGATGATTATTTTGATGCCAAAGATGGCAACGAATGGAGGGACCTGGGTGGCAGCATCACTTGCTGGCAGTGCCTCCAGGATGAAGAAGCAAATCGGGACAACGGCGACGATGAGCCGGCCGGTCCTGACAACTACATGGACGACGAGGAGGCCCTCGCCTCAGCGGGCCATGGCATGGATGAATCCTATGGACACTACGGAGAAGAATCATGAATTACTTATTAATACTACTGATCGTTCAATTATCAGTCTTATTTAAAGACGCGATTGAAAAACTTGGAAAGGAAAATCGATGAGTGAAGACCAATACGATCCCCAAATGAGATACACCGAACACGATATGAAAGTCAGCAACATCGCCTTCAAAGATATGGATTTTTCAAATCCCTTCAAGGAGCTCCCAAAGGCATTAAGTGCAGTCAAAAAAGAGATGAACACAACAGTTGCGAAGGATGCAACCAATCCCCACTTCAGGAAGAAATATTCCACGCTCGACGCCTCCCTGGATGCTGCTTCAAAGATACTTGGAAGTCATGGGCTCGCCGTGGTTCAGATGCCGACCGACGATATCCTTTACACCATGATGACCCATTCCTCCGGAGAATATATCCGGTTCGCATACAAGATGGAGATCAAGGAAAAGACCCCGCAAGGCCGAGGATCCGCGCTGACCTATGCCCGCCGGTATTGCTACCAGGCGATGGTCGGCTTGGCACCTGGTGACGACGACGATGGTGAGAAAGCTATGGAGCGAAACGAAGAAAAGAAGGAAGAGAAACCGAAATCCACCAGGTCCAAAGCTTCCAGTAAATCATCCGAGCAGGAAAAGGAAAAAAAGGAAAAAGAGAAACAAGTGAATAAGGAATTCAAGGGCGCAATGAAGGAAGCCTTCGAGTTCGATCACAATACGAAAACCGAGGAAGTGGTTGAGACTATTCTGGAAACCTTCCCCGGAAGCGAAGTTGTTGAATCCTCCCCAGCAGCGGATCCGCCCGCTGAGTACAAACCCGATGGGATAGCCAAGATCCTTGGTCTCCAGATCCCGCGGCAGAAGACTGCAGAAAACATCGAAGGACTCTCGGTCAGAGTCACAAAAGAATTCGATGAGAAAAAAATCGATGATGCTGCAAAACAGTATCTGATGAATCTAATTGAGAAGCAAAGAAAGGAACTCAATGCCTAATATGAATAACATAATCGGCTCGGATGGCTGCGACCTGGATTATAAAGGAAGCGACTTCGATCCGCGTGAAGATGACGAAAGTTTTGTTCAAAGGAAATTAGATAAATTTGCTCAAAGGAAAATAGATAGAAAGGTCAATAAAGCCGTCAAAGGGTTTTGGGAAGGAATCGATGCCGAGTCTAAATAAGGTGATGCTGATTGGAAATCTCGGACAAGATCCTGAGATTGGTTACACCCAAAGCGGAGATGCCGTCTGCAATTTTACTCTCGCGACTACCGACAAGTGGACCAGCAAAAGTGGTGATCCCCAGGAGCGAACCGAGTGGCATAAATGCAAAGTCTTCGGAAGGACTGCAGATCTGATGATGGAATACTGCAAAGCCGGGACGCTGCTGTACGTCGAAGGAGCTCTGGAGACTCGCAGCTGGGAAGACCAGGAAAGCGGCGAGAAGAAATATAAAACCGAGATCAAGGCCTTCAAAGTCAACTGGCTGCATAACGTCAAGCGGATGGAGGACCATGAATGAAGTCACGATCACGTCGGCTGCTAAGAAATTTAAGGTTCCTTATCCCACGTTGTGGAACTGGGTGAACCAGGGTCATATCCCATCAGTCAGACGCCGCTGGGGTAAATATAAAATCAACCAGCATATGATTAAGGAGGAGGACCTGGATGTTTTCTTGTCTATGAAGGCTCTCAAAAAACACGTTGAACCATTGCTTGAGGAAACTTCAGAACCTGAACATCCGAAATCGGAATTCGGGAAGCAGATGTTTCAAAGGATGGAGAAGCTGGAGGAAACCATTCTGATCCTATCCGGTCAGCAGGCTGAGATGATTAATCTTTTAAAAAACCTCAGCTCCAGGGTCGCTTCCGACGTGACTTTGAATTCAGGCCTGAATGGATTGGAGAGCAAGATCAATGAGTGGTTACTCGAAAATTATAGTTCTGAGAATGAGCTCCATTACGAGAAACGGATCAGCGAGATGGAAGGCCGAGAAACGGTCCTCGATCGGATCATCAAAGACTTATTACAAAAAAATCCAAATCTTTGGAAATGAAACCAGCTCAGGGTAACCAGGTTGGGCCGCTCCTTAGACTGCCATCCCTTGTCAGTCAATTAGGTCCTGAATCGTTGCCTGCTAAGGATCAGCGTCGGTTTATCATATGGGCCGGGATCCTCCCTGAGCTTACTTGCCAATGATAAGTAACAACTTGCCAAAATAATTGCCGTAGCATTGCCGCGGCAAAAAAAGGAACCCATGACAAAATATTCACCAGAAAGTAAACGCAAAGAAGCAAATATGAAATCCCTCGAGGCGATCGCTGCAGCCTTGACTGCAACCTCCGATGGCAAAGGTCACCCGATCCTTCCGGAGCAGGGAAAGCAGTTCAACCTGGCGGAGCTGGTCATGCAGCAGAATGCACTTCTGATGACCATAACGACTGAGCTCGCAGGAAT